GGATTCAGTTGTGTGAGTTTCCTAGGAGCTTCAGGATCATCTTGTCCATGCAGCACACATTTTCACATGCAAGGACCAGCAGGATATTTTTCCAAATGCGGAGTGGTGGTGAGTTTCAATTCAGATGACGGCAATGGTTTTGCCAACTGGTCAGGACAAGGCCGAAGTCAATATTCTCAAGCACTGGCAGGAGCCAGCAGATGGCCTCAGATGGGATCACATTTTGCTACCTGTTGGGGATTTTCAGGAGCTTGTGGATGTTATGAAAATGAAGGCTGCATGAATCTATTGCCTCCAGGATTTCCGTCGGCAGGACCACATCCATGTCCAGGTGTGAGAGATCATGCCAGCAAAGGTGGCAATGGTGCCATCAGAATTAAATTTATAGCAGGATAAACATTATGGCCACACTGAGATCATTATTAGAAACCAAACTGTCGTTCCAGTTGAACGGTTTAGAAAGCAACACCGAAGAAGGTAGAATTTGGGCCTACACTCCAGGCACCACAGTGGGCACCAACTTCTGTTGTGGTGTGTGTTGGATATCACCAGGCACAGGCACAGCCACCATAGAGATATGGGGTGCTGGTGGATCAGGAGGCAAAATGTGTTGCTGCGGATTTGGATTGCCTGGCAATCCAGGAGCTTATTCTTCAAGAACAGTCAACGTCACCATAGGCTGTTGTATCAGAGGCAACGTGGGATTATCCTGCGGTAACTCAGACGATTTATGTTACAGAGGCAGATCAGAAAGCACAGGAGTGTGCTGGCAGGGCAATGGCACCAATGGTTGTATGTGTGCAGAAGGTGGTCAAGGTGGCTACAGCTATTGTTCTACCACTCCATCGGCCTATTGCTGCTTTGGAGCCAACGGATTTTGCAACACCAAAACCGCTGGTGAAAACTGCGGAATAATTTGCAACTACAGAGGCGCAGGTTGTGCTGTGCATGAAGCTCAAGGATACGGCGGCACCTGCAACATGGCAGCTGGATTCAGTTGTGCGAGTTTCTTTGGCTGTTTGCCATCATGTCCATGTTCATTTTGGTATCACACCAGAACACCACCCAAGATGTATGCAGACTGTGGAGCATGGATCACCTACACCAATGATGTGGACAATGGAGCCTACAACTGGAGCGGTGGCGCTCAGTATGGTTACATACACACATTAGGACTTACTTCGCGCAATCCCACCATGGGCGGTCACTATACATCCTGTTGGAGTGGTGGTCATAGATATTGCGGTTGCTACAACATGAATGGTTGCATAGCATTTGTGCCACCAGGTCATGCAGGAGCACCACCACATCCATGTGGAGATGTGAGAGATCATGCCTACCGAGGTGGACATGGTATAATTAGGATTAAATACGTGGGAACAGGATATTTGGGGTTAAACTAATGGCTGGATTAAAAAGTATATTATCATCAAAAGTGACATACACAGTGACTGAGAACAACCTTGAACAGGGTGTGATCTATGCATTCTCACCCGGCACATTCTACACCAATTACTGCAACGGCTTCTGTTGGAAACCACCAGCCACAGGTTGTGCCATTGTGGAGATATGGGGTGCTGGTGGATCAGGATCTCGTATGTGTTGTTGTGGTGGAGGACTGCCCGGCAATGCAGGTGGATATTCAAGAAAAAGCATAGCAGTGACCACTGCCAACTTTGTGTGTGGCTGTGTGGGCTTTCCCAGATATGCTCATGATTTATGTTTTTCAGGTTGCGGTGATCCCAGCACAGTGTGTTGGACCAGCACTACTTCCAATGGTTGTTTGTGTGCCAGAGGTGGCCGAGGTGGCACCAGTTTCTGCAGCACTGGTACCAGCATGTTCTGTTGCTACAGAGCCAACGGATTTTGTAGTTTTGGACCCATCAACGACAACTGCGGCATTGTGTGCAATCATTGTTCAGGTGGTTGGGAATCACTGGCATACGGTGGTGACATCAACTGCTGCGGCACCATAGGTTGTACATCATTTTTAGGTTGCTATCCCACATGTCCTTGTTACACACATCATCATGCTCCCCTGCCAGCCTACATGTTTGCAGAAAAAGGCGCTAGAGTGAGTTTTCAAACATCAGACGGACAAGCCAACACAAGTGGTATGTCAGGCAGTCAGCTGCCTGCTTATCTACAATCACTGGCAGCACTCAGCAAACAGCCTACCAGAGGCACTTTCAACTCCTATTGTTGGGTATCAAACAGATCCTGCGGATGTTATGAGATGCAAGGATGTTCACCATTTTTACCCATAGGCGCAGGTGGTCTACCTCCACAACCTTGTCCAGATGTGAGAGATCATGGAATCAGAGGCGGCTGGGGTGGCATGCGTATCAGATTTATAGCAAGTTAATATAATATGTTGATAAATACACTAAATAGCACAGAGGAATAAAATATGATAAACAAAAATTTCACAATACCTTTGGCAGATGAGCCATATCTAGACACCACCACACAGAATAAAACATACCCTGCCACCTACACAGGCCCAAGATATTTAAAAGTGTGTGTGGATAAAGAAACCAAAATAGTGGAAAGATATGTGGCTGGTGCTGACACCATGGATGGCCTAAGTGCAATCATCGCTATTGAAGAAGCTGAAAAAATGTATCAAATTTTAAATGCAGAAACACACACATTTGAAGCTGCTTATCTCACAGGCATGTACACCACCGGACCAGTGGAGAATTATACAGAAACACTGCCAACTCAAGATGCTGAAGGAGTGGATGAAACTTTTGAATATGTTTGGAACGACAACACAGGAATGATTTCACAACAGTATTACAACATAGATTTAAAATTTGTAAACGGAGCATATGTAAGACCTAGATTTAGAACTCATGCATTGACCAGAGCAAGTTTTTTAGCCAGTTTGGTTGTGCAGGCCACAGCAATTGAAGCTGCCATTGAAAGCAACGAAACACTGTCTGATGCAGACATTGCCCAACTGGAAACCTATGTGACCTGGTTGAGAAATGTGCCTACCAAATATGCAAATGTCAAGCATTGGAAAATTCCATTCAAAATCACAGTACCAATTTACTAGTCAAGAATAATTCACAACAAAATCACTGTTGATATATAATACTGTGTGTAAATTCGCACAGTATTACATATATGAATAGATCCAAAGCATTTTTTTTAAACGGAGGTATTGGCCGAATTTTGTGTGCTATTCCTGCACTGGAAAAATACGCAGAAGAATCGGGCGATAAAGATTTTTTAGTCATTTGCGAAGGAGCTGTGGACATACTCAAAGGTCATCCCATACTGGATCAAAAAACCTACGATATTTTTCATAAAAATTTATTTCATTCTAAATTACAATCCAGAGAAATAGTAAGTTTGGAGCCTTATAGAGTTTGGGAATATTACAATCAAAAATGCAATCTATCTCAGGCTTTTGATATATTGATCAACGCCAAAGGAGTGAGGTCATTGCCCAAACCCACCATCCATCTCAGCAAGGAAGAAACTGCTCAAGGACAAAAATTGATGGAAGAAATCAAAGCAAAAATTAAAAAAGATAAAGCCATTGTGTTTCAACCATTTGGCAGAGGCGTAGAGCACATGGATAAAACTCTTTTGGATAAAACTGGACGCAGTTTTGAATACAAAGATGTTAAGAACTTGATACGAAAACTACAAAAAGAAAACTTTGCAGTGATACTGATGTCAGAATTTGGCATGGATCTTAAGGATCAAAAATACACAGATGATGTGGCCATGCCCGAAGGATTGAATCTAAGAGTGTGGACAGCACTGATCAAACAAGCTGATCATTTCTTAGGCTGTGACAGTGTGGGTCAGCACTTGGCCTACATAGTAGGCACCACTTCCACTGTGGTATTGGGACCTACCTATCCCGTCAATACCACTTATCCCGATTGTGACTATTTTAACATAATGGATATGGGAGAAATAGATAGGGAGTATGATCCAATTAGAATCACCATGGACGAAAGAATTGCTAGAAAAAATGAAATATTGATGTCTATGAACGAAGAGATTGAAGACTATGTGATCAACGGAGTAATGAGAAGAAATCAAGATGACAAGTAAGCCTTCAGGTTATATTGCTGCCATTGCTAGAGGACACAATGCCGGAGTGTGTTTGTTAAAAGATGGCAACGTTGTTTTTTCCATAGAAGAAGAAAGATTAAGTAGACAAAAATATGATGGCGGACCTTATGCCAGCATGATGGAAATATTAAAATACACTGACAAAATAGATTATTTGATTGTGGCTCACACACAAAAACTCAAAGACACAGCAGGCAAAGTGGATTTTACAGGTGATGACGTGTACACTGGACTGGCACGTAAAATGGGATTGATTGATAGAACAGCTGATCCTCACAACCATCCTCAAGTGATTGATCTCAGTCACATACATCACAAATTACATGCTGCATGTGCTTTTTACAGATCTGGTTGGGAAAGTGCTGTGTCGGTGATTGTAGATGGTGCTGGAACATTCATTGGCATTAATAATAATATTCAAGGACAGACCACTGTTTGGGAAGTGGAATCAATTATAAATTGTGCATATCCTTCAAACTTTCATTCATTGTACAAACATTATGCCACTCGTGATGCTATGATTGGTGCAATATTAAAAAATTTTCCTTCGGACATTACTGACGAAGCTGGTAAAACTCACGAAGCAATATTCAGTGACAGAGCCGGCATAGTAAAAGTATACGAAGCTGTGACACAATATTGTGGATTCCAAGCAATTGAAGCAGGCAAAACCATGGGATTATTTCCCTATGGCAAACCCAATGATAAAATTCCGCAATTATTTGAAACTGAAGGAAAATCACCTTTGTCCAATAGAAATTTAATTGTACCAACCTACCCTAGTGCAGCGTTAGTGAACGCTCTTATTTTTGATTATCTGGAAGATGAAATAGGAAAATCTCATGATGATGTAACATTATTACAAAATCGTAGAGATTTGGCTTATGCTTGCCAAACACAAACTCAAGAACAAGTTTTAAAATTAATTCGTAAAGCAGTGTCCATGAGCAACAATAAGAGAGTGGTGTTGTCAGGAGGATATGGATTAAATTGTGTGGCCAACTATTATTATTTAGAACATTTGAAAGAAGAAGGAATTGAACTGTATGTGGAACCAACTTCCAACGATGCTGGCACAGCAATGGGTGCAGCATTGATGTTCTATCATCAGATATTTGCTGACAAAACTCCAAAAGTGCATAACACATTATACTTGGGTCCTATAAGAGAATACACATTGGCAGACATTGAAAAAAGAGCCAGCATCAGTGAAAATAAAAATGTTAAAATAACAGATGCCACACACAAAGATGTGGTAAAACTTTTAAAATCAAAAAATATAGTGGCCATGTTCCAAGGTAGATCAGAAAACGGTCCTAGAGCATTGGGCAATAGATCCATATTGTTTGACCCAACATTCAAAGATGGCAAAGATTTTGTAAATCTAGTCAAAAAGAGAGAATACTTCCGTCCATTTGCTGGAACTATATTGCAAGATGATGTGCATGAATGGTTTGATTTGCGTGGCATGAAAGATTCTCCGTTTATGATGTATGCTGTGAATTGTCAACCAGGTGTTGAAGAAAAAATTCCTGCAATTATTCATGTGGATGGCACTTGTAGAATACAAACAGTTACTGAAGAACAAAATAAACATTATTATGATTTAATTAAAACATTCAAAGATGAAACAGGTATACCTATATTATTCAATACTTCATTTAATTTGGGTGGTGAACCTTTGGTTGAAACTTTGGATGATGCATTTAGAACTCTAGAAAATTCCAAAATTGAATATCTATACTTGCCCGAGCATAAAAAATTAATACACATGCCGAATTAATATGAACAAAGCATTTTTTATTAACGGAGGAGCAGGTAGAACATTGTGTTCAGTGCCAGCACTAGAAAATTATGCCAACGATAATCCCAATGATGATTTTATTATTGTGTGTGAAGGTGGCACTGATTTCTACAAAGGACATCCTAAATTACATTTTAGAGCGTATGATGTTTGGCACAAGAATCTATTCAATGAATACTTAAAAGATAGACAACTGATAACTCCTGAACCATACAGGGTTTGGGAATACTACAATCAAAAATGTAATATTGCACAAGCATATGACATAGAGATTAATGGCAAAGGACTACGCACATTAGAAAAACCCAAAATTTATCTTTCCAAAGAAGAACTGATCATGGCAAGACAGATGATCAAAGAAATAAAAGAAACCACTAAAAAAGAAAAAATAGTAGTGTTTCAACCTTTTGGTAGAGTATCTAAAAAAGACAACGATAGTTTTATAGATGTGAGTGGTAGAAGTTTTGAATTGGAAAACATTATCAATCTAATTAGACAGTTGGGCAAACAATATGCTGTGATGGTGATGTCAGAATTTCCCATAGATTTTAGTAAACATCAGATAAATTTTCCAGTGGCTGTGCCTCAGAATATACATATAAGAATTTGGAGTGCTGTGATAAAAATGTGTGATCATTTCTTAGGCTGTGACAGTTTGGGCCAACATCTTGCACATGCTTTTGACAAAACAGCCACAGTGGTATTTGGTTCAACATTTCCCAATAATGTTTCTTATCCAGACAATAATAAATTTGATATCATTGACATGAACAAAGACAGTAGAATTTACAGTCCTATACGCATAACCATGGATGAATATGCTGACAGAGCCAATGAAGATGCTATGAAAATGGACAAAGAAGTGGAAAATAGAATTATGCAATCTGTCAACAGCATGATCAAACACGGCTACAAAAAGAATAAAAAATAAAATTATTTTAAGGTAAATACACACATGTTCAATGTAAACAACTTGTTTGGCAAGGGTGTAAAGAATACTCTACTGTTAAAAAATGGTTTAAATTTTTCAGTGGGAGGTCCTTTTACCAGTGTGCAAACAGACACATTAATAGATAGATGGCAATTCACATCTGTATCAGCTGCTGAGTACACCATGATGGTGGACTATGATACCAACAACAAAGAAATTATAAGATGTTTGCTGGTGGGTGGACCAAACGCTGCCACAGTGACCATATATGGTCGTGGAAATCTTGGCAATGAATTAATCACCCTTACTGCCACTGTAAACGATTCATATGTGGAGTTACGAGCCACTGCTGCACAAGGTGCTGACAGCACCATATACTATGGTTCTAAATGCATCTTCCAAGCCACCTATTTCGAAACTCTTAATCCTATCACACGTTAAAATAGCAGCTGGTTTTAGATAAATACACTAAAAACTAGACATTTATGCCAGTAGTTAATAATCCATTAAAATCGTTGTATGGCTTTCAAAGTCCATCATTCAGCGTGAATGCTGCAGGCAATCTTGTGGCCAACAACATTACCACCAACAATATCACAGCCAACAGTATATCAGTGATTGATATTGACTCCACAGGCACCAGCACTCTTACAGATTTATTGGTCACAGGTTCTACAGAATTGCAAAACACTTTGGCAGTGGATGGTGATTCCATTTTTAATTCCACAGTATCCATCACAGATTCAACTGCTGCCACTTCACTGGTAGCGGCTGCTTTGATTGTGACAGGAGGAGTGGCCATACAAAGCAATTTGAGAGTCAACAGCGATATCAACATAGGTCAAAATTTATTAGCACAGAACAATGTGCAAGCCAACAATTCTTTGGTGTCCAACAGTATCACCACTGTGGATGATGGCAGCACTTTGAGCGATCTCACCATTGAACCTTTGGGTGATGTGATTTTTAGAACTGCCAGTCAAAGTGTGGAAGTGGGCAGAATAGATGCCACAGGATCCAACTTGCCTGTGCAAAACACCACCATCAACAATACCACCATAGGATTAACTGTGGCCAGCACTGCTGCTTTTGTCAGCGGCACTGTGGTGAATACTCCCACCAATGCAGCCAATATCACCAGAAAAGACTACGTGGATCGTACTGCTGTGGCTTTTGCTGTGGCTTTGGGAGCATAGGTAAATACAATGTCTAAACACAACTCTGTAAAAAATGGCTAAAAAACAGTTAAAAAATTTTATATTTGAACCAGGTATTGGCAAGGACGATGGTCTATATCCCAATGCTGCCACACTGGTACTGGCCAACAAAGCATTTTTACAACAACAGGTTGTGGCATACATCAACTACAACATCGCCAACGGTATTGCACCCTATGTGGGATATACCTACGCTTCACAAAAATGTATCAGAGACGTGGGGTATTTCATAGACGCAGTCACACACGATTTAAGATATGGTGGCAATGTTAAATGTCGTCAGGTGGCAGATTATTTTTGGATAGACGGAGAACCTCAGATCCGAGGTGATGTCACACCAGAGACCACTGGACAGGCCTATCTGCGTGATATTATCAATCAATTCATACTGACCAAAACACCAGTCACTCCCACCTACGGCAATACCACACCTCAGGTATTCACTGCAGGCATCAGCACAGAGAGTGATGCTGCCACTGCCAACATAGTGTTGTGGAATATTTTCAGCACAGTGATCACCAACGGTCCCAGTGCAATGCCAGCCAAGGTACCAGGTGTGTCTTCCATCAGAGTGATTGGACAGATTGATCCCGCCAGCATATTATTGATTACTGATGTGGATTCAGGAAATATCTTATACAGTTTTGCTGATCCTGCCAATAGTATTTCTGTGACCTATAAACAAGGACGCAGCAGCGGCGACGGCAATTTATTAAGTGATTTGGATTGGCCCACTTGGTGGCAGACCAGTGATTCAATCACCACCATAGACTTGAGTGCTGACACCAGCACACTCACTGTGGATTCCAATATACAATTTTTTGTGGAAGAAGCTGCACAAACAATCAGACCTTGGGAATTCGGCACAGATGCCATTGAACGTATGCGTGTGGCAGCGCCTCAGGCCATGTTGGATGCTGACTTTGAATATGGATTACAACCAACCAAATGGCAGGCTTTGGGCACTTTGAGAATGTATCCTTCCACATATGAAGTACCTGGCAGCGATCTAACTGTGTTGAGTTGTGTTACTGATGCATCAGTGAACACTGGATTTTTTGGTAGTTCATTGATCACTGTGACCACTTCAGGAGTGCATGGATTCACAGTGGGTCAACCCATTTCTGTGAAAGGATTAAACAGCACTGTGTCAGGATTTGCCAGAGCAGAAGGATCTTTTTTAGTGTACAGTGTGCCTAGTTCTGTGAGTTTCACTTACTATGCCAGTGCCAGAGTAGGCACCAGCAACGAACAAAGTTTGTTGACTTCATTCATACAGATACGTCAAGCACAATTTTTCACAGGTGCTTCCATAGGTCAGCCCAGTTTTTCAGTGTTCACCAATGGTACCACACTCAGTGTGGTCACTGCATTATTGGCCACCACAGGAGCCACGTCATTTGTTTACATCGGATCAGCACCCACTGTGGGTTCACCCATAACAGGTCCTGCAGAAATTCCAGTGGGCACCAGTGTGTCAGGCACAGTGGGCGCTGCTTCTGTGACCACCAATGTGTTATTGAACACTCTGGTCACTGACACTCAAATCAGTTTGACCAATCTCACTGGCATACAAACCAGCATGGCTTTGGACGTGGGCGGCACAGCATCCACCATCAACACCATAGTGGGCAGTGCATTATCATTGAGCAATCAATTGGGCGTGGCATACAAAGGTAGAGATGGTGTCAACAATGCTGTGACTGGCACTCTCACTGCTCCAGTAGGAGTAGGTGCACAATTTAATGTGACTCGCAGTGCTGGAGTATACACTTTGGTTCAAACTCCAGGAGCATCACCCACACCATTCAACTATCAAAAAGGTGACAGATTAAAAATATTAGGCACCAGTTTGGGTGGCGCTACACCAGCCAATGACGTTAATATTTTAATCACTGCCGCAGGCACTGGTGGTGACATAGACTCATTCACATTCACAGGCACTTCCATCTTGGGCGGTGCCACTTACCTCAACATAGGACACACCAGTTACACCGGCAGCACAGGCAGTGGATTTCAAATCAATGTCACCAGAACAGGTGGCACAGGCACATATTCTATCAGCTCAGTAGCAGCAGGCACTGGTTATGTTGTGACTGAACAGGTCACATTTGCAGGCACTCTTTTTGGTGGCACATCACCAACCAATGACATTGTGTTGGAAATAGCTTCTGTGACTGGCACAGGCGATGTATTAACTTTCACACCAGTGGGCTCACCAGTGGGGTCATCAGGAGATGTCACTTATTCAGGCACAGCAGCTCCCAACGTGTCACACTTGGGCAATGGAGCAGAATTCAATATAACCAGAAGCAATGGAGCATATTCAGTCACACTGAACAATGCAGGCACATTGTATGAAGAAGGCAACACAGTTGCAGTATCGGGTACCACACTGAATGGTGCTACTCCAACCAACGATGCCACCATTGAAATCACAGGAGTCACAGGAGGAGTCATAGACACAATCACCATCAGTGGAGTGGGTTATGCAGGTGATTCCATCACAGTGTATCCTACAGTGAGCATCAGTGAACCCATCACTGGCAACATCGCTGCTGGCACAGCTCTAAACGTGGGAGCCATTGCCACTGTACAAGTGGATTTTCAAGCTCCACACGGATTGGTTCCAGGCACCACCATATTGAGTCAGGTCACTTCGCAACCTGCACCAGAATTAGCATCCACAGCTAGAACCATCACAGGCAGCGGCACATGGTCTGTGGCTGCTCTGGGTGGAACTTTTGTGGCAGTGAGATCCGGTGCCACAGCCACACAGAGATCCACCAACGGACAAACTTGGGCAGCAGGCGGAGCATTGGATTCAACAGCTTCATGGATTTCCGTGGCAGCTGGCAGAGTGAGTGGTGTTGATTATTTTGTGGTTATAGCTTCTGGCAGCACTTCTGCTGCTTGGTCTGTGAACAGTGGACAGAGCTGGACTGCTGCTGCTCTACCCAGCGGCGCCAACTGGAGCAAAGTGACCTATGGTGACGGTGTATTTGTGGCTGTGTCCACAGGTGGCACTGCTGCTGCCTACAGCACTGATGGTGGAGCCAATTGGTCAGCCAGCACACTGCCCAGCAGCGGCACATGGACCGGCGTAGCCTCAGGTTTGATAGGAACTTCCACATATTTTGTAGCAGTGGCTTCAGGCGGCACGGTGGCTGCATATTCACCAGACTATGGAGTCAACTGGATTGCCACAGGAGCACTGCCAGCCTCAGCCACATGGAGTGCTGTGAGTTACGGCAACAACAGGTTTGTAGCCATCAGCTCCGGCAGCACCAATGCAGCATTTTCCACCAACGGAACCACTTGGACACTGAGCACTCTGCCCAGCAGCAGCACATGGAATGAAATAATTTACGGCGATGACATATTTTTAATCACTGCCACAGGCACCACATCAGCTCTCACTTCATTCACTGGTGAAACAGGATCATTCACTGCAAGAACTTTGGCCGCTTCATCCACTTGGGATTCGTTGGCTTACACTTATTACACTGGTCAAGGATTTGGAAGATTTGTGCTCACTGATCAAGCAACCACTGCATTGGAAATCAATCTCACTTCAGCCAATCACCAGTTGGGCACAGGCCCACACGTGGTATCTTCAGTGCCCAGCCCAGCTACCATAAGATTTGTGGCCAGAACCACAGGCATCATCAATATCTCCGGCAGTTCTATCACAGGAGTGGTGTATGCCAGACCAGACAGTTTCTTTGTGCATAGACCATTTGATGGTGGAGTACAGTTGGGCACAGGTAACCCCAGCCATGGTGCACAGGCCATCAGACAGAGCAAGAAATATATCAGATATCAATCAGGCAAAGGCATCATGTACACCACTGGAGGATTATTTGCTCCCAGTTACAATTTGTCAGGAGCCACAGCATCTGGCACAGCAGTGAACAGTTTGATCACGTTCACAGCAGATGACACAGATCACGGAGTGCAGGCAGGCTGTGTGATAGAAACCATAGGATTTGTGAGTTTTGAATACAATGGAGAATTCACTGTGGAGAGTGTGATAGATGCACGCAGTTTCACTGCCAGATCAGCAGTGGTATTGAGCACCACCACAGCACTGTTGGGCACTGAATGCAAAATGCTTATCAAATATTGGCATGGTTCAACTGTGCGTATAGGTGCATTTGATGAACAGAACGGAATATTCTATCAGTATGATGGCGAAGAGATGGCAGTGGTGCGCAGAAGCAGCACCAATCAATTGACAGGTACCATTGCTGTGAACACAGACAGCAATCAAATCACTGGCACAGGCACAAGATTTCAAGATCAATTAAAAGTAGGAGATAAGATTGTAATCAGAGGCATGAGTCATTTGGTGACTCAATTGAATTCTCAAACAGCCATGACAGTGGCTCCAGACTGGCGAGGTGCCAACAATATCACAGGAGCCAGAGTGTGTATCACTGAAGAATTATATGTGCCACAGAGTCAATGGAATTTGGACAAATTGGATGGCACAGGACCCAGCGGATATAATCTACTACCATGGCGCATGCAGATGTTGGGCATGCAGTATTCATGGTATGCAGCAGGATTCATTGAATGGATGCTGCGAGGAGCTGACGGAAAATTTGTGTTCTTACACAAGATAAGAAATTCCAATACCAACACCGAAGCTTACATGCGTACTGCCAACTTGCCTGTGAGATATGAAGTGGAAAATCGTTCAGCATTGAGTAAATTATACTCTGCAGTGAATTCTTCTCAAACCACCATAGAATTAGTTGATGCTCGTAGATTTCCTGACAATGGTGTAATTTACGTAGGCAATGAATTGATATCATACAATGGAAAATCAGGCAGATCTTTGACTGGATGTACCCGATCAGCTTCATTTGGTTCATTCACTTCTGGAATCAACAGAGTATACACAGGTGGCACAGCATCATCATATTCCGTGGGCACTGGAGTCACATTGGTCAGTTGCACAGCCACTCCCACTATCAGTCACTGGGGGTCAGCGTTGCTCACTGATGGTTTATTTGATGAAGACCGAGGATACATTTTTAACTATGCTGCCACAGGATTGAGTGTGAGCACTGCCAAACAGACTGCCTTTATGATCAGATTGGCTCCATCTGTTTCCAATGCATTGGTGGGAGATTTGGGTGAAAGAGATTTATTAAACAGAGCACAATTGTTATTGAATGAAGTGGCAGTGACCACTGACACAGGCTCAGGCACTGTGGTTATAGAAGGAGTATTGAATCCAAGAAATTATCCTGCCAATCCATCCAACATCACTTGGACAGGTCTGGCCAGCTCTGCTGCAGGAGGTCAACCAAGTTTTGCGCAGATAGCACTGGGGGGTTCTATCAACTGGGGAGGTGTGCCACTGACCACCACCACTGCTACCATACAAGGAGCACTGACCACCACTGTGAATGCTAGAGGATTTACCACTGTCACACAGAACTTGACAGCCATTGCCAACTCAGGATTTAGAACTCGTTCGTTTCAAACCACCTCCAATGATTTTTATATCACCAACACAGCTTATGATGCACTGACCAGTACTCCTTTGAGAGTGGGTGACAGACTGTCAGAGGGTACTTTTGTCACTGCAGGACAGAGTATTTCCAACATCACTCGTGCATATTTGGGGGGTATATACACCAGAATTGAAATGAGTTCTGCTGCCAACGGCAACAGTACTATTGGTGTCAACGTGACCATCACTGTGCAGAACAGTATCACCACCAACTATGCCAGCGCCTATGTGAATGGCAGAACAGATTTTTTAATCACTAACGCAGAAGCAACATCTTCCAACATCACAGTGGGTGATGTATTGCTGGTCTCCACTTTTGTGATCAGCAGTCAGACAGTGGCCACCATCACCAGTTCATATGCCACGGTCAGCGGAGTAGCTTACACACGCATAGTGATGAGCAGTGCAGCCAATGCCACTCAGGCAGTGAACACCGCCACTGCTACCACAGTCACAGCTGCCGGCACAGGAGCAACTTACACAGGTAACTTCATATTCTTCACACAGGCCACTTGGAACAACTCGGGCGCTTCCAATGGTACCAGAGTGGCCACTTCATTCACACAATTTCCAGCCAACACTTCTGTGAGTGCTGTGAGCAATAGAAGATTGGGCAGCACCACTGTGATCAGAGCCACGTTCACACAGACACTGGTCACTCCGGTATCAGCTGCAGGCACAGTGACCTTCCAGTTTGGCGATCCACAGTTTGCACTGCCAGGTGAACAGGTGTTTTCATTCTTGTTGCAACCAGGAGCATTGGCTGCTTTGAGTTTGAAAGAATTAAAAGAGTTAACCACCACTGCCATAGGTGGCAGAGGCACGTTCCCCAATGGTCCAGACGTGTTGGCCATCAATATCTACAAGATATCAGGCTCAGCAGTGAATGGATCTGTTATTTTGCGATGGGGTGAAGCTCAGGCGTAACAGTTTTTTGACTGTCACCAGGCACTATTCTATAATTGTCTTCCACGCTGTCTGCAGTGGAAACTTCTGTGATTGAACTGTTGTCCAATACAGCTTCCAATTGATGAGGTTGTAGAGGAGGATTGTGCCAAGTTTGACCTTCGCTTAATTCCTTCTGATATATTTTAGCATCCTTGGTGTCTATCCAACGCACTAAAAATTTTCCAGAATTCACAAACCAAGTTTCCTCTTTGTGTTTGTGAAAATGCAGTGAACACTTGTTGCCTGCTTTGGTAAACACTAAAATTTTTCCACAGTAATTGTCATTGGTGGCCCATATTAATTCATAACCCCAACCTTTGTCTATTTTGCCTTCTTGTCTATTTACGGTCATTGCGAATGTATTCTTCTATGGTTTTGTATTGGATGTTCACATGAGTATTTAAAAGAGTTGTGTCAGCACAGGTATAAGTTTGATACTGTGCTTTTAATTGTGTTGGCATGGGCACTAATTCTATACGAGCATTGTATTTTTTGGCAATTATTTCTGCTACTTCAGCAAAACTTGTGGGTGTTCCTGTGCCCACATTAAAAATACCACTCACATCTTTGGTCAACATTTGTTCATGCACATCACAAACATCATCCACGCACACAAAATCTCTCAGATATTTTTCACTATTTTCAAAAAGTTTAATTACTCCTGCTTGTTGAGCTTGTTGAATAAATTTTGAAATGGGCGATGCTTGGTTGCCTTTGTGTTCTTCATGTGCTCCATACACATTAAAATATCTAAATCCTTGCACTGATATGTTGTATTCACTGTAAGGAACAGATTTAATCATTCTATCAAACAAAAATTTACTCCAAGCATAAGCACTCAATGGAGACATGGCAGCATCTTCTTTGAAATTTTTTGTTAGACCATACACACTGGCTGAGCTGGCGTATTGAAAATTAATACCCATCATATCACACAGGTACAATAATTTACAACTGAAATCAAAATTTTGAATCATTATTTTTTCCACATCTGTTTCTGTGGTGCTGCTGATAGCACCCAAGTGTATCACTTGATCGTGTTTGGTTACATCTGGCATCACATCAGGAATATAATCATATCCTTCCACTGTGTGTCCTTTGTTCACAAGATGTTTGAATAGATTTTGACCGATAAATCCTTTGTGTCCTGTGATTAATATTCTCATGATTGTAATCTATCTATAATTTTTGTGGTGGAAAATCCTTCCACGGTGGGAAATATAATCACTCGTGCCAACTCATTGCCCACTGTGGTGGACACTGTGTAATCTCCACCTTTGACAATAATGTCTGGTTTAATTTCTTCTATGATTCTTTGTGGAGTATCTTCTGTGAATAGCACTACTTCGTCCACCCAAGGCAACATTTCCAATTGACGTTTTCTTGTGGCATAATCATTCACTGGTCTGCCTTCACCTTTTAATCTACGCACACTGGCATCATCGTTGATGCCTACTATTAACTTTTTACCTTGATTCCTAGCAAACTTTAATAATTCCAAATGTCCTGTGTGTAATATATCAAACACTCCATTGGTCCATACTGTGCCTTTGTTCAAATCTTCTTTGGTGACAGGCACAACACCAAACTTTTCCACATTTCTTGCTGCAGCATAGCATGCCAATTCACAAGCACGTGGCACAGTCATGCCTTGTTTGATACCATATGCTATCACGGCCAACACAGTATCACCTGCTCCGGTGACATCTGCCACTTCTCTCACGGGTTCTTTCACATGTGAGTACGATCCTTCTTTGGAAATGATATGAATACCTTTGGCTCCATCAGTGATTATAAGCCATGTCCAACTGTGTGTTTGAGCAAATTTCACAGCTGAATCCACATCAAAAGTGCCATTCCATGATTCATATTCTTTCATGTTGGGCTTAACTAAAAATGCTCCATCATAATAATCAGCAGATTGTTTGGGATCTACCAACACCCATTGAGTTTTTTCTAAAATGTTTTTTACTGTGTGAGATTTAATAACTCCTTTGGCATAATCACTGATTAATACCATACTTTTTTCTGTGAGAGAAAATAACAGTTGAGACAAACAACTATCTTTGATGTATTGTTTTTCTCTATCCCAACGCAGTATGTGTTGCCCTCTTTGTTCAACCAATCTTATTTTTGTTGTGGTAATAGGAGCATCTTCTGCTATGGATAAAAATACATTGCTGTTTTTTAATAAGTTTACTAAACTGTAACCGTCTGTGTCTTTGCCCACTGCTCCATACAATTGTACATCATAGTGAATGGCAGCCATATTCACTGCTAAATTAGCAGCACCACCTGGAGAAACTTTTTGATTTTGTTCTAATAAAATAGGAATGGGTGCTTCAGGTGACATGCGATCAGCAGTGCCCACGATCCAACGATCCAGCATGATATCACCAAGTATTTTGATCATTATAGAAATTTTAACATCTTAAAAACTGTTTCCAGTTTTATTTGATTATTTTTGTTTTGTAATGTATTTCTCAATCCTTGATGTAAAGGTTTGGGCCATTTGCCAAATATTACCCAAGCGTAGCCATCGTGTTCTTCATTTAATTTAGGGATAAACTCATTTTTTACCACACACAGATAGGTATGATATAAAAAGTTTTCATCATTGCTCACAAACGTTTCTAAAGGTATAGTTTTGGTAATATTTACAGAACCAATTTCTTCACTGATTTCTCTTTTGAGCGATTCCCAAGGTGTTTCGCTTGCAATATTCTTGCCGCCCACTAATCCCCACACGTTGGATTGTTTGCTTTGAGTTCTGTGTAAAAACAAAAATCTTTTGGTGTCTAGATTATAGAACAAGGCTCCGCAGCCAATTATTTTCTTATTGGTCATACTGATAATTATGCTATAGACTTAGGTTCCAGGTTCCTTTGCGATATTCACCTTCAAAGCTCAATAACCATGCTGTGCCATCCCATTTGTACTGCACACCTGTGTTTAGATTGGTGATGTAGGTAAATTCAACTGCTGAATCCACAGTGTTAGCATTGGCACTGGCATCAAATAATATGTTCCATTGAGTGCCATTCCATTCTATGATGTCATTGGATTGAGCCACAAAATCACTACTGTTGGAATTCTTCCATGCATCGGCTCCGTCCACATTACTGTTTGATCCTATGTCATTTAAAATTAATAATCGTAATCCAGAAATTTTTGTTGCTGTGGGATTGAATGTGAGTGGATCTATGATGTAATCCACAGTGCCTCTGTTGGTTACTCCATTGATAATTGTATTGGTTGGAATAGTATCAGTGTCCCAATTCACTATCAATTGATTTTCATTCAAACTGTTGAGAGCAAACGTTCCTGAAATTGTGGAATCCATATCAGAACGTTCCAAAAGTATTCTACTGATGCCTGCTTGATAAATTCCTGGATATGCATCCAACACTTTTCTCCAATTGGTTACGCCCACAACTCCTTTGTCTACTATTTGAACTATGCTGTTCATTACCACAATATCCCAATCACTGATAGTGGTTGCTGTCACAGAATCAGCATCGGTTCTTGTCACTTTGCTGGTATCTTGAGTGCCATCAGCTGTGGTATTGATATCTGATCTAGCAGTGTCGGTGGGATCATCTGAATATGCTTTGAGTTCAGGCATGCTCATGCCCAAATCAATATTACCTGTTTGTTCGTTAAAAATGCTGGTGATAATTTTTGTAATTACTCCTAATTTTTTTACTTTGGTTGGTGCACTGATATAGATTGGAGTGGTAAATTGCAGTGTGGCAATGTCTATTTCACTTTCAGTGCCTGTGGGAATTCCTCTGGAACTAAAAGTTATTCCATTAAGATCTAACACAGTTAAACTGGTCCAATCAATGTAATTGTCAGTGGTTTGAATTTCTAAACTGGGATTGAATAACATCAATATTTGTTCTAATATTTGTAATTTTTGATCTGTATTGGTTGACCAAATGTCCACACTCACACCCAAGGTGTAAGGAGTAGGCATTAATCTTTCCACAGTAAAATTGGCTCCTTGAAT